GCCAGCATCGAATTGCTCACGCAAGATCTTTGACTCTTTACAAAATAAAACGGCGGAGTCCTCTAAGGATTCCGCCATCGTCATTTGTAAAGGACCTTGGATCAGTCTACGCAAGCGCGGTAGAAAGTCCTTGATATCCATTACTCACCTGCTTGTTCTTTTGCTCGGTATGTGTCACGAACGCGTAAGCGGAATTCATCAACCTTTTCTTGAGGCTCTTGCTTAATCTCAAGATCTTGCGCTTCAGCGAATGTAGCAAGTTGGTTTGATGTGTACTTGCAAAGGTCGACATCTTCTCCGTCAACATGTACGACGGTATCAGCCTTGTTTTTTTCTTCTGCTTCAGCCTTGACTTTTGCTTCAGCTTGTTCTTGCGCTGCTTTTGCTTCGAGCTCTTCCTGCTCTTTAGCTGCCTTAAGTGCGTCACTGTCAGCACGAACAAAGCAATCAAAACCAAGAAGCGACTGAGCAACTGAGAAAGGTGTTTCAGTAGGCTCGTAACGTTTGAAAACCATAACAGGCTTATAGCCAGATACAGTATCGCGCTTAACGGCTTTAGGGCCAACGTATATGATGCTTACTGCTTTTTCCGAATGAACTAGATGTGGCATATTCAATTCTCTTTGAAGCTGCCCGACCTAACATTAGATCGGGCATTGGTTTTACTTAGTGCCTAGCGTTACGTATTCAACGTAAAGAGCAAGCTTACTTGATGCGGATACTGCACCGCCTGACACGGTAACTTTAAGATCTGCTTGGTTAAAACCAACATCGTATAGAACGATTTCAGAAGCAGTCATCTTGTTGTTGATGTCTAGTGCCGTAGCAAGAGCTACATCAGTGCCATTATCAAGAGTGATTGCAACTTCTGCCGTTGCTGACGCGTTAGCTTTATCAGTGCCTACTACGACGCGCTTGATGCCAATGCCAGGAGGAAGCTTACCGAACTTGATAACATCACCAGACGCACAACCACCAAACAGCATACCTACAGCGGTAGCATCGTTGCCGTGCGTGCCTGAGTACATTACGCCTTGATTTTCTTTAACAGCCATAATTACTATTCCTATTCCAGTTAGCTAGGGAAAGGCGCTATTAGCGCGCCTTAACTGCTGAGTCTACACAGATAACACCATGGTCACGAACGTAACCATCAGTGCATTCGAAGCGGATTTTCGCTAGACCTTCCATCCACGCAATAGATTGCTCACTCGCGTTGTCGTGGTCTGTCTTACCTTCCCAGTATTTGAAAGGAACGCCGCTTTCGGTTGAACCGTAGAAATCACCAAGCGCTTGCGCACCTAGTAGAACTGCACGTTCAACGTTAGTTGCAACAGTCTTCTGAGCTACAGTTGCCGCTTTGTCGTTGTTACAAACGCTAACAGTAGAGCCAGTGTTGAAGCGAACTGGGCGATGGTACTTGCGGATAAGGATGTTATCAATCATCACGCAATCGCCTTTGAATAGCGGGTGGTCGAAACCTTTAGAACGTTGCAGTGCTGAAGCCATGATTTGGTTCCAGTCTTTAGCGCTCATGTTGTCTTCAAGGTCACGCCATTGTTTCGGTGTAACGAACATAACGTGCATTGGAGACTCACCAGACATTGTATCGTCTTTGTACTGTACCGGCTGTAGCGGGTAGTCAGACTCGTCTAGGTGCATACGGATGTCTTTTACTACATCCATAGTGAACAAGTCCGCACTGTCTAGGTTTTCAATGCTTGTTGCGTCACCAGCGTAGAATTGACGATCGTATGTTGGCGGCAAGATATCGTTGATCATGTAGTCATCGAATCGAGGATCAGATGCTAATGGGTAGATAGTTGTCGCAGTCTTCAGGTCACCACGCGCACCAGCAAGATGGTAAATCATCTTCTCGTCTGCTTGGTCTTTGTAGTATTCACCTAGCAAAGCTTTAGCAACAGACTTAAGGTTGTGCTGAGTACGTTTCTGCGCCATGTTACCGCCAGCGGTTACAGGCTTACGCACTTGGTTGATCTTCGCGCCAAAGCGAGTCTTCTCTAAGTTCTCGCCACGGCCTTCGATGCGCTCGTCACCAAGGAAAGGAGTGCCGCTTAGACGGTGGAATACATCCATCTTAACTTCATCGCCTGCACCTTTTGATAGGTCAGTAACGCGCACGATAGGCGCACCTTTCTCGGTTTGCTTTTCTTTTGTCTTCATCGACGTAGGAGCTGCACCTGTTAGTAGGTTTTTCATGCTCATTAGTCGAGTAGTCTCAGAGAACAGTGCCGCCGAGAATGCGGTAATGTTGCCTGGTTTAATTCCTTCAGCCATAGTTCATGCCTTATTAACTTAGTTAAAACACTGATCTTGGAGTTGCTCTAGCTCTTCAGGCGTAAGCTCTTCCATGATTTGCAATAGTTCTGCGCCGGTGGCGTTCATAGCTCGTTCGAGGTTGCTCTTTGTTTTACCAGCAGAGTTACCAACTTCTGACGGGCTAGCAGGAGCCGAACTCTCTTGAGCTTCCTTCACCTTAGCTTGTGCTGCTTGTTGGAGCGCTTCATCTGAAAGCTGCTCACTACCATCATTGGTAGGGGTGGACGAATCCTTGTCCGTTTCGCTAACGCTTGGATATACCTTGCGGTAGCGCTCCATTGCTGCATCTAGCTTATCGCTTAGTGGTTTTCCGTTAAACTCTGGATTGCTATCTACTTGACGATAGAAGAGATCAAGAGTGTCAAAGTGATCGTCACCCTGCGAACCGCTAAAGATTTTGGCAAACTCAGGATTTTTCTGCGTATAGTCATCAAGTTCTACCTTGAATGTATTTGCCCCTGAATTGTCCGGTTGCGTAACCGCTTGCGGCGCTGCTTGGCTGGCTGTGTCAGATACTTGCTTCTGCTTTGCAACAAGAGCTTTAATGACTTTGCCTACCTCGCCGTAGTCGTCCAGGCTATCAAGTAACTCATCCGTAAGCTGTAAGTCTTCCGGTAACTCTTCTGGATCGATGCCGTTTTTCTCTAGCTGTTTTTTAAGAGCTGGGATTAGTCGTCCACTCTTAGTAAGTTCGCTTTCTGCCTTCTCGCGCAGTTGTCGCTCTTGGTCAAGCTGAGTCTTTAGCTCTTTAGCTGAACCGCGTGCGCCTTCTAATACGCCGTAAGGTAGTGCGTGCTTGCCATCTTTCGCCAGAACAGACAGTAACTCTTTTGGAATTACCGCGTTGCCCTTTTCGTCGAAAGTGATTTTAGATCCATCCAACTCAGTAGGTTGCGAACCTGCCTCTACTTCAGTAGTCTTTTCGCTTTCTGCTGCAGTGGCCGCTTCCTGCTCGCCCTGTGTTTCACCTTCGCTCGGATCGTCATCTTTGCTAGGATCATCTGTTTCGCCTTCATTGGCTTTATCAGCTTCAGCTTCTTGCGCGTTGTCTTCTGTTTCGATATCGCTGTTTTCTGTGTCGTCGCCTTCTTCAGCGTATGACTCTGCAGTTAGTCGGTCTAACTCATCAAAATCATTGCGCTCTAGTGCGTCTTGAATCTGTTCTTCTAATGTCATGGTATTTAGTTCTCCAAAGTGCCATGTATCGCTATGACTTGCGTATGATGTGAAAACACACCGCAAAGGGCTAGAAGCCTAACCCTTTAAGTTGTGCTATCGCTATAGATAATCTGATGTTACACCAGTAGTTGCAAGAAGATAACCTTCAAGCTCCCATAGCTTATTTGTTGCTGCCTGCAAGCAACGTTCTTTTGCGTACTTCTTGCCAAGTTCAAAATCAAAGTTGTTAGGATCAACGCAAGCTGATTCACCGTAAGCAACTTGAAATCCGTTAGGTAAGAACGCCCAGCAGCCAGTTACTGTGGTTTCTTCTACGCGGGCAAACTTGAACTCAAGCGAATTAATCATTGATTGAATATGTTCGAATGCAACCTTGTTAGGCTTTTCTTTGTATTCTGTGTAGCCATCATCAAAGACATGCTTAGGCGACCAAGAGACATACTCATCTTCCGTGCCGCAGTTGTAAACCACAAGATAACCTTCATCTTCTGTATTTTCATCAAATGGAACATCCCATCCGCGCACGTCATTGTATATGCCGCGAGACATCGGAAGTGCGTAAACCTGCTTGTGGCAATTGAATAAAGGCATTAAGACTTGGCTCATGCTTTTATTCTTAATGCATTCTTTGATATTTACGCCAGTACTCATTTATATTACTCCGTTGTTGTCC